AGCCACGCACCACGACCTCTTGTCCCCTAAACTTTATGAGGGAAAAGAAATATTCGCGGTTCGCGAACAGGGTATCGCCTGTCCCTCACTTTGTTGTGAATGGGAAACCATTATTGATTATCTAAATCGCCTGTGACTTTTCGCGTCCAACTAAAAAAAGAAACTTGTTTCGCCTGTGACTTTTCGCGTCCCACGAAAATAAAAAAGTCGAACTTGTTTCGCCTGTGCCTGTACGCGTCAAACTAAAAAAATTACAGCTCTAAAAATACTAACAGAGGCCGCCTATCCCGGCTGACCGGGTCCCAAAAATAAAAAACCGCGTTTCGAGCTTGGCAGCCGAGCTGTCCCGCCTCTAAAAAATTCGGCAACCCTTACTCACTCAATAAAGCTATAAGTACTCTTTGAGCCTTAAAGGGTTAAATAAATACTTTAAATAAGACTTGAAAAGACAAGCAAACTTTATTATAAATTCCCATAAACAACGAAAGGAAAATAAAAATGATAATAGACAAAAACAACGAAGGTGCTTGGCGGATATCTGAAACAATTAACGGATATTTAAGAACGCAAGTTTTTTATTTCTCTACTAAAAAAGAGGCAATAAAAAAATTTAATCAATATAAAAAAGAGGTAAAACAAAATGAACAAAACAATTAAAGTAAAATTAAAAACAGTCTATGGCGTAGATCGTTTTTACCCCGTATGTGAAAACGCAAAGCGTTTCGCGTTGCTTACAAATACTAAAACTTTTAATTTAAATATTATTTCAATTATTAAACAGATTGGAATTAATGTTGAATTAGAAACACCTAAACTTTAAAGAAAGGAAAATAAAAATGAAAATAGAAAAAATAAAAGTTTGTCCAAATTGTGATGTTGATTATTTTTTATTTGAAACACCATTCACCGATGATGAATTTATTAATTGCGGTGGCTGTGGTTGCGAATTTGAAGAATATGAACTAAAATCTATAACAATAAAGAAAGGAAAATAAAAATGAGATACAAAGGTTATACAATTAACTTAAATCTAAAAAATAAGACTGTTAGATTTTACAACGATATAGATGATTGCAATATCTATATTGGCTTATTTATCAATAAAACTTTAAAAGAGATTGAGTTGATTATTTTAGATTTGATTGATAAAAGAATAAAATATCTAACTTACTAGAAAGGAAAATAAAAATGAATAATGATCATAAAAAATTACTAACCTTTTTAAAAAATAACAAAGGTTGGCAATGGTACGGCAACGATAGACAAACAAAAAAACTTGTTAACAAATTAGTTAATAGAAATTTTTGTTTAAAAAGACAACAGCTTTTAGATAATGGTTATATCTTTAGGCAAGTAAAACTAATGAAAGGAAAATAAAAATGATTGAAATTAAATTTAAAGATTTTATGGAAGACTTATACAAAAAGCCTTTTAATGAAATTCCAAAAAAAGAAATTAACTCACACGCGCGAGAGATTTTTGGTTTTGGGTTATCAAGTGAAGACTTGAACGACGACGGGAGCGATTTACAAACTTTAAATGATTTAATGAAAGGAGAATAAAAAATGGCTTTTAGTTATCCAATATGGAATGAAATCGAGGCTTGTATCTATAAAAGCGGTAAATCATACGGCGTTAAAAATGACGGCGTTAATCGAATTAAGATTGGAACATCTTCGCGCAATTCGTGGGACTTTGTTAAAACAAGAGTGACACACCAAAAGCACGAAGACGGAACGCGCACATATCATTTTTATATTGACGATGTTTTATATAAAAAGGCAACACTCAATAAGAAAAAAGAAATGATTATTGAATTAGTAAAATAAATTAAATAACAAAACCCGTCACGCGTTCCACGTTTGGCGGGTTTTTTATTGCCTATCGCGTCGCGTGTGCGCGCATAGGTTGTGCGATAGGGGTCTCAATATAAAAGTAAATACGAAGTATTTACAATACCCCTATAACCTTAAATATAAAATATGTAACTAAATGTTAGTCTATAATCTAAGATTTAGACATTCACACGCGCCAAATAGATTATAAAAATTTTCCATATGCTTTGCAAATTAGAAAAAAATCATATACAACAACCCTAAAAAACAAAGAATGTTATAAAACTCTTTGCAAAAAAATTTTATAAAAAATTTTTTCAAAATGGAACTTGACCTAGATAAAATAAAACGACTACCCCCAGACGTTCGTAAAGAATTCTACAAAACGTATCTCAAGCTAAAAGAAAAGAAAAAAGAAAACAAGATCCACGATGACTTTATGGCTTTTGTCAAACATTGCTGGCCGGAATTTATTGAAGGATCCCATCATCAAAAAATCGCTAATAAATTTAATGATCTTGCTAATGGCAAAATTAAACGACTGATCATTAATATGCCACCAAGGCATACCAAATCAGAATTTGCATCCTTCCTACTTCCTGCGTGGATGATTGGTAGACGACCTAAATTAAAAATTATTCAATCGACTCACACTACCGAACTTGCTGTTCGGTTTGGTAGGAAAGCAAAGACCTTAATTGATTCGCCTGAGTATCAACAAATATTCCAAACTCGTTTGAGAGAAGATAGTCAAGCCGCGGGCAAATGGGAAACAGCACAAGGTGGTGAATACTATGCAGCGGGCGTCGGTTCGGCCATCACGGGCCGTGGTGCGGACTTGTTGATTATTGACGACCCACACTCGGAACAAGATGCGCTGAACGCGGATGCTTTAGAGAAAGCCTACGAATGGTATACATCAGGACCTCGTCAGCGTTTGCAACCAGGCGGAGCAATTGTATTGGTTATGACGAGATGGAACAATAAAGATTTAACAGGTGCATTACTAAGATCTCAAAAAGAATTAAAATCAGACAAATGGGAAGTGATAGAGTTTCCTGCAATACTACCATCTGGCAAACCGGTATGGCCAGAGTTTTGGAAACTAGAAGAATTAGAAGGAGTCAAAGCTTCTCTTAGTGTAGGAAAGTGGAACGCGCAATGGATGCAAAATCCAACTGCGGAAGAAGGATCCATCATTAAACGTGAATGGTGGAAAGTGTGGGATAAGGATTATGTACCACCCTTACAGCACGTCATTCAAAGTTATGATACTGCGTTCTTAAAAAAAGAAACAGCCGACTATAGTGCCATTACGACGTGGGGAGTATTTTATCCTAATGCAGACTCCGGTCCTAATTTGATTTTATTAGATGCCTTTAAAGAACGATTAGAGTTTCCTGAGTTACGAAGAAAAGCATTAGAACAATATCATTATTGGAAACCAGAAACAGTAGTCATTGAAGCTAAAGCTTCTGGATTACCACTTACCTATGAACTGCGTAAGATGGGAATACCCGTAATCAACTTTACACCGTCTAAAGGAAATGATAAACATTCTAGAATAAATTCAGTAGCTCCGTTATTTGAATCTGGTCAAGTATGGGCTCCTGATAGTAAATTTGCAGAAGAGGTAATTGAGGAGTGTGCAGCATTTCCGTATGGAGATAATGACGACTTAGTCGACTCAATGACTCAAGCGATAATGAGATTTAGGCAAGGGGGATTCATTCCACATCCAGAAGATTATGTAGATGAGCCTTTACCACAAACGGAAAGAACCTATTATTAATGGTAAAAAAACTAACCACGACTATTCCTCCTAAACGAGGACCTAACCCACAAGGCTTGAATGTTCCGAAAAAACAAGCTAAAGTAATTAACTCGAAAAAATATGGCAAAAAAAAATAAAAACATTATATCCATTAATCCTATGCAGGATGATTTAGAAGAAGGAATTGGAGCAGCAGCCTTAGAACGTATGGGTGCACCAGTCAAAGCTGTTAAAGAAGCACTCAAAAAAGGTGTTCAAGCGGTTAAAGAAGGTAAGAAAAAAATAGGAGAGAAACTTTATAAAGCTGTAGGTGAAAAATCTAAATTCAATAAAGCATTAATGGATAAACCTGAAAGAACGACAGCAGCAATGGTTGCTGGAGTAGGAGCACGGACAAAAAAGAAATGGGATGAAGGTGGATATGATAAAGATATAACTGAAACAGAAGGTTCATTCAAAAAAGGTGGATTAGTCAGATCAGGTATACCCAGACTAGCAAAAAAAGGTTGGAGATAATTAATGGCCGAAATAGACAAAGCTCTTCCAAACGAAGTTAGAAAATCAGTTGAAATTGAAGGACCAGAAACTTCGGTTGAAGAACAAATAGATATTCAAGAAGAATTACCAAATGTTGGTGAAACAGAAATCACGCCACTAGAAGATGGTGGAGTAGAAATTAATTTTGAACCAGGAGCCATGAACCAGGCTCAATCAGAAGGTCATTATGATAACCTTGCTGAATTATTACCAGAGGAAATATTGGTGCCTCTTGGTTCAGAGTTATATGAAAATTACACAGACTATAAAGCTTCTCGTCAAGATTGGGAACAGTCTTATACTAAAGGATTAGATTTATTAGGATTCAAATACGAAGATCGAACAGAACCGTTTCAAGGTGCGGCAGGTGCTACCCATCCTGTTCTTGCAGAAGCAGTCACGCAATTTCAAGCATTGGCTTATAAAGAATTGCTCCCGGCTCAAGGACCAGTACGAACACAGATTGTAGGAGCGATTACACCGGAAAGAGAACAACAAGCAAACCGAGTCAAAGAATTTATGAATTATCAATTGATGGATCAAATGCCAGAGTATGAACCTGAATTTGATTCTTTGTTATTTCATTTACCTTTAGCAGGATCTGCTTTTAAAAAAGTATATTATGATTCTTTATTAGGAAGAGCCGTTTCTAAATTTGTACCTGCGGAAGATTTAATTGTTCCTTACACAGCTTCTTCTTTAGAAGATGCAGAAAATATTATTCATAGAGTAAAAATTTCGGAAAACGAATTACGAAAACAACAAGTAAATGGTTTTTATCGAGATATAGAATTAACTCCTGGTTATGGAGATGGATCAGATTTAGAAAAAAAAGAATTAGAATTAGAAGGAATTAGTAAGACAGGAAGAAACGAAGATGTCTTTACCTTATTAGAGTGTCATGTTAACTTAGACCTAGAGGGTTTTGAAGATCGAGGGCCCGAAGGGGAAATAACTGGTATTAAATTACCTTATATTGTAACGATAGAATCAAACTCTCGCAGTGTGTTAAGTATTCGAAGAAATTTTGAACTTGGTGATCCTTTACGCCAAAAGATAAAATATTTTGTCCACTTTAAATTTTTACCAGGTCTAGGTTTCTATGGCTTTGGTTTAATTCATATGATTGGTGGATTATCTAGAACCGCAACATCAGCATTACGATCTTTATTAGATGCAGGGACATTATCTAATTTACCAGCTGGATTTAAACAACGAGGAATACGAATTCGCGATGATGCACAATCGATTCAACCAGGAGAATTTAGAGATGTAGATGCGCCTGGCGGAAATATTCGAGATGCATTTATGACTCTTCCATTTAAAGAGCCGAGTCAAACACTTCTTAACCTTATGGGTGTCGTTGTACAAGCGGGTCAGCGTTTTGCTTCCATTGCTGACATGCAAGTAGGAGAGGGTAATCAACAAGCGGCAGTGGGAACGACAGTTGCGCTTTTAGAACGTGGATCAAGAACCATGTCTGCAATTCATAAGAGACTATACGCAGCTCTTAAAAATGAATTTAGATTATTGGCTAGAGTATTTAAATTATATTTACCACAAGAATATCCATACGATGTAGTCGGTGGTCAAAGAATGATTAAACAACAAGACTTTGATGATAGAGTAGATATTGTTCCTGTAGCAGATCCTAATATTTTTTCTCAAACACAAAGAATTAGTTTAGCTCAAACAGAATTACAATTAGCGCAAAGCAATCCTCAGATTCATAATTTATATCAAGCGTATAGAGGAATGTATGAAGCATTGGGTGTAAAGAATGTAGATTTAATTTTAAATAAACCACCTCAACCAATGCCGAAAGATCCAGCAATTGAACATATTGATGCATTAGGTGGACAACCTTTTCAAGCGTTTAAAGGTCAAGATCACAGAGCACACATTACAGCGCATTTACATTTTATGGCAACCAACATGGCTAAAAATAATCCTGTAATTAATTCTTCTCTTCAAAAAAATATTTTTGAACATATTTCTTTAATGGCATTAGAACAAGTTGAAATGGAATTTATTAATGAGATTCAACAAATGCAGGCTATGCAACAAAATCCTCAAGCTATGCAAGATCCTATGATTCAACAACAGATGATGCAAATCAATATGGCTATTGAATCTAGAAAAGCTGTGTTGATTGCTGAAATGATGGATGAATATATTAAAGAAGAGAAAAAAATTAATGGTGATTTTGGAAATGATCCTATTGCTCAATTGAAATCAAGAGAGTTAGATATTAGAGCACAAGAAAATTCTCGAAGAAAAAAATCAGAAGAAGAGAGAATTAATCTGGATAAGATGAAAGCTATGATGAACCAGATGACTGATCAACAAAAGCTTCAACAAAATGAAGACTTAGCTCTTTTAAGAGCGGATACTTCGTTGGAGAAGACCGTTTTACAACATGAACTTAAAAATAATGGAGGAATGTAATGAAAAAAGGTCAAAAAAAGGTCGCTAAAGTGATGAAAGAGTTTAAATCTGGAAAATTACATAGCGGAAAATCAAAAAAGGTGGTAAAAAACCCTAAACAAGCAATTGCCATTGCGCTTTCAGAAGCTGGAATGAGCAAAAAGAGGAAAAAATAATGAATAAATTTGATAAATTAGAAAATAAAGTTCCAATGCCTAAAGGCGGAAAGGTTTCTGATGGATATCCAACTGGTGGAAAGGTCATTCCTACTCCTAAAGCTGGTGAAAATCCAAAAGTGACTGTCAAAGGAACTGGAAAAGCTAAAAAACAGACAGCTACTTGGTACTAAATTATGTTTCCATGGGGTTTACTAGGCTCTGGAATAAAAGCCGCAGCAGAAATCTACTCTAACAAGAAGAAATCTGAAATTGCTATGTCAGAGGCAGCATTATTACATGCCGAAAAGATGAAGCGCGGTGAAATTGAATATACTGGTAAGATTTTTGAAGCACAAAAATCAGACTGGAAGGACGAATTCATTTTACTCGTGTTGTCAAGTCCTCTGTTTTTGTTGGCGTACAGTGTATTTGCAGAAGATGAAAAAATTTCTCAAAAGTTAGATCTGTATTTTGAGAAATTACAAAACATGCCTTGGTGGGT